AGATAATATAGGAGACACGACACATGTCCGTTTCATCATTAACAAAATTCACTGTACCACTAGATAGTGATCAATCTGCAAATGCACAGGGCTTGCTAATGCCCAAGCTAAAATATCGCTTTCGTGCGTTATTTGAAAACCTTGGCGTGTCTACTCCCCGTACAGAATTAACTAAACAAGTTATGGACATTACCCGTCCAAACTTAACATTTGAAGAGATAGAAATTCCAGTTTATAACAGCCGTGCATACATTGCAGGCAAACATTCATGGGACCCAATTTCCGTTAACTTCCGTGACGATGTCAACGGTAGCGTTAGCAGACTACTTGGAGAGCAAGTACAGAAGCAGTTCGATATTATGGAACAAGCTAGTGCAAGTTCTGGTATTGACTACAAGTTTATTACACGTTTTGAAATTCTTGACGGTGGCAACGGCGCTAGTGTAGCAAACGTTCTTGAAACCTGGGAATTATATGGTTGCTTCTTAACTAACGTCAACTACAACGATCTTAATTATGCAGAAGCTGCACCCGTAACTATTACAGCAAGCATTAGATTTGATAATGCTATCCAAAGCCCAATTGGCGATGGTGTGGGTGCTACAGTAGCAAGAGCTATTGGACAAACAATTACTGGTTAATAGCCCTTTACTATAGAATTACAAAGACCCTCTGAAAATTTCAGGGGGTTTTTTTGTAAAGTATACACATAATCTAACAGCATAAATAGTTGTAACAAGGAGATATCTGTGGCTAGTGCTAATACTATTTTAAATGCCCTTGCAAAAGGCGATCAGATCAAAGACTTTCAGCATGCGTCACGGTTGTTTGTTGATAATAACTATGAGCTACAGCCACGCTTCAGTAATCTCTTTCATGTAGTTTTTAATCTAACCCCTCAAGCAGCAAGGCTCTTTGACAGCGTTGAGAAGATGGAAATTAATATGTTGGTCAAGACCATTGACTTGCCAACGTTTAACATTGATCTACAAACACACAACCAATATAACAGACAGGTGCATAGTCAACACAAGATAAACTATAATCCAGTGTCCGTGACATTCCATGACGACCAGAAAGATTTAATTAGAAGTTTTCTGCATACGTATGCTAACTTTTACTACAACGATAGTAAGTATTCCTTGGGCGGCAGTAGTTATAGTACAAATGATCGTTATGGCGGTTATAGAGGCGAAGATTATGGTATGAGCGACGGTAATCAACGATTCTTCAAAGACATTAGAGTATATACCATGTTGCAAAAAAGGTTTGCAGAGTATACTCTTGTAAACCCAATTATAAACGCTTATGGGCATGACAGTCATAGTTACGCAAATACTGGCGTGTTACAGCATACTATGCAGATTAATTATGAGGCGGTTAAGTACGCAACTGGATTTGTAAACAACATTAACCCTAAAGGATTTAGTGACATACACTACGACAAGACACCTAGTCCTCTTGGTGTGTTTGGTGGCGGTCTTGGAGATAGCATCTTTTATCAGGGGGGACTTGTTGATGCTGCAAATACTGTAGCAACTGACCTGTTCAATGGAAATATACTTGGTGCTATTATTAAAGGCGGAGTTATTTTTAACAATACCAAAGATTTAGACTTGGGTAGAGTATTGGAAAAAGATTTAGAACGAGCTGTGGGTAGTATTCTTCGTGGAAAGAATCCCCTTACTGATGTTATATTGCCCAATGTGTTTGGTACCGACACAGTCAATACTGGTGAGCCTAGAACAGGCACTGGTGCTCCGGTGGACAGGGGACACAACCTTCCTGCACCTCAGACACGGTCCAATGGTTCTAAAACGCCACCGCCCAACCGAACTGTACGAAGCAATGGCAGCAATGTAACATCTAGTGGATCCGGCAGTATAGTTAATCGTAAATCTACGCCTGTTAACATTGGCAATGCAACAACAGTTCCAAATACGTCAGCCTCTCCTGCAACTCCTGCAAGACTCAGTGACTTTACTCCTCGTGTTGGCCCACAGACATCTTCTGTAATTTTAAGGCAACAACAAATGAATGACAGAATTCAACAATTACAAAATCAAATTGCCAATGATCCAACCAATACATTTTTAATAAAAGAAAGAGATGCTCTTATTGTAAGACGAGTACAAGAGACCGGAAAGTAATAATATGACAACACAAAATACAGCATTGCCTATTACTAGCACGTCTGATAACATTGACTTACGAGTTAATGAATATTTTACCACACAGTTTAGTCCAAAGGGTAAATTTACAGACAATGACTATGAACTGGTTAAAGGTTTCTGTGTTAGACGTACTAGTAATGACGAAGCAGCCGCTAGTTTAACCGCAGCTATTTTAAATGCTGTTAACGAACTAGGATTATACGCTAGTGATGTAATTAACAAGTTTGAGAACAGTGATACGAAAGTTACTGTGCCACTTTTGCTCAATGCAAGTAGAAAAGGTACTAGTCTACTTGGGTTTATTAATGACAAGACCCCACCAGCAACAGTGCAACAGCAAGTAAAGACATAAGGCATGGCCAATAAATGGGCAAACGGTTTATTTGAAGTTAAGAATCCAGCCAAGTATGCTGGAAATAAGGTTCCCAGATATAGAAGTAGTTGGGAATTCGCGTTCATGCAGTTTGCTGACAATCACCCTAGTGTAATACAATGGGCCAGTGAAAGTATACAGATACCTTATAGAAATCCCTTAACTGGTAAGCAAACAATCTATGTTCCTGATTTTATTATTGTGTATCAAAATAAAAACGGAACTCGCCGTGGTGAATTAATTGAGATAAAACCACAGAGTCAGACCATGCTTACAGAAAAAACAAGCCAGAGGGACAAGATGGCGATAGCAGTTAACCATGCTAAATGGACCGCAGCGGCTAAATTTTGCAAACACAAAGGGTTAACTTTTAGAGTCGTCACAGAAAATGACATTTTTCACCAGGGCAAAAAGCGTAGATAAGTATTAGTATGACAAAGAAATTAGAATCACTATTTGACCTTGAAGACCACGATACTCCTGAGATAACTGTTGAAGAAAATCTTAGTATTACCAACGAGGACAATACTGGAGTTCCTGTGTTTAAAGAAACTATTATGAGCGAAGTAGATAAAATTGACGCTGCTTTGCCTACTATTAGAGATTTAGAAACTAGTGACAATGAACTAGATGACATTGCCGCTACAGCTAGAAAAACATTTGACGAACTCATGGATCTGGGAATGAACGTGGAAGCTAGGTTCAGCGGCGAAATCTTCAATAATGCTAGTCGCATGCTAGACACTGCCCTAACAGCAAAAACCAATAAAATTAACAAGAAACTAAAAATGGTTGAGCTACAGTTAAAGAAGGCCACCCTGGATGCAAAGAATAAACAAGATGACCCAGCTAGTGTTGCAGCAGATGGCGAGGGTGTGATCATGGATCGTAACGCTCTTCTTAATGAAATTCTAGGCAAAAAAGCATAAATATAATATAGGATGATTATATAAAATGAAAAGTTTAACACACTACTTAACTGAGAGCGAACGCACTTATAACTTTAGACTTAAGATCGCTAATATGATCGAAGATGAAGTTATGGATAAGTTAGAAATTGCTCTAGAAAAATACGATATGAAGAGTCTTAGCAAGCCTAAGAAAACTCCTATCCAAGAACACCCCATGGACTTTCAGACATTATCAAATGCTGAAGTTTACATCATGGATGCAGAGCTACAGTATCCTGCAACAGCGTATCAGTTATACGAATACATTAGCCAGACAGTGGGCATTCCTGCTAATCAGCTAGTTGTAATCAACAAGGATCATCCAGAAGAAATTGCACGTGAAGAAGCACTCAAAGAAGAGGGTGACGAATATGTTACTAAACTTGATGATGCTGAATACACAGATGCTACAAAACATGATGTTGCCAAAGTGTTCGGAGATGAATACAATGCTAACATGTTAAAAGAACTTGAAACTCGCAAATACGAGTTTGCTAAAAAGGATTAATACAATGCACATGATTGATGTAATGAAAAAGTTGCAAGAGATTGCAGAAGATGGTTACGATAACGAAGACATCCAGCGTGGTATTGATGCTGCTGGCAAACACACAGTTGCAGAAGCTCAAAGCCCAGCTCAAAAAGCTGCCTTCCAGAAAATGTTGGATGCTAAAAAAGGTGATAAACCTGAAGCAGAAGATGATGAAGAAGAAGCTGTTAAAGAAGACGCTGATGACGGTGTTGAAGAAGTTCATGAAGATGAAGTAGTTGACGAAACTGTTGAAGCAGTCGAGGAAGGTAGCCTTAATAAAGATGGAAGCTACCAAACATCCGATGACGAAGCAAATGAGTTTGACGACGAAGATGACGACAGCGAAGAGATTGCTACAGAGACTGTTGAAGTTCCAGTTAACGAACTAGCAGAACTCATGCAGTTAGCCGGCTATACTGACTATGCAGAAAAAATTGAAGAATATGCTAACGAGCCAGAAGAAGATTACATGGATGCTGAAGAGCAACTTATTGGTCTTAGCGGCGGATTAAACGGTCCTAAAAAGATGTATGCTGCCGCAGCAGGCGGTGACAATCCCATGGACCAAGAGCCAAGAGAAGTTACTGAATCTACATTTGAAAGCTTCTACAAGAAGTATGATAAATTTGTTGCAGAACTAACCGAGTCTGAACAAGACAAGTAAGTATTAATGAGAGAGGGTAGATTCACAAGGTCTCCCTCTTTTTTTATGAAATATTAACCGAGGGGACATGCTATGAAAAATATTGTAAATTGGGTTAAAAAAAGAATATCCGAAAGAACTAGCTGGGACGGCAGTGTATTAATCGCAGTCTGTGTTCTAGCACTAATTGCAAGCCCAATTATTAAATGGGTAGCGTATGCTGGTCTTGTATACGGATTTTTTACTATTGTTAAACAAGAAGACTAAATTGTAGCCTACATAAGTATTACTATGAAGGATGAGTACACTCAAGCATTTACGAGAGTAGTTCAGCAGACCGTTGTTGAGACAGGGTACAGTATGCCCAACGATGTAGAAACTTATATTATCGCACTACTATCAGACCATGTTGAAAAACCAAATTTTTTACCTCAAACTAGTTTTGCGGAAGCGTATCTAGGTCTAACAGACAAATCAAGTTATTCAGCTAAAGAACTTGGTGACACCTGTCTAATACTAAGTGGGGTATTTCCTGACTATGGAAGTAAATTTGGTTTAAATGAGAGTTACTACAAGGACATTGGCAAAACTAGTTATGAACAAGCTAGCCGCATTCTAAACAGAGAACTATTTTATATGTTATATTTGCATTTTGATTTTATTAGTAAATTTATTAATTTAACTACTTCAAAACCGGATGCTCCTATAATCATAGGAGGCAGAAATGTCAATTAGTCTAGACGGAGTCCTAGTTAAAAAGGGCCACCAACAAGAAACTTTTACTAGAGAACAGTTACAAGAATTTGCAGCCTGCGCCCATCCTGAAACTGGGCCCATGTATTTTACTTCAAACTATTTTAATATTCAGCACCCTACTAAAGGCAAGTTACTATACAAAGCCTACGAGTATCAGCAAAAACTACTCCACACATATCATAACTATCGCTTTAATATTAACATGCTGCCCAGACAAA